CCCCTCTATTTATTGATGATAAGAAGGAGCATATCCTTCCTTCGGGTCTTTTTGTTCAGACTTAAGTCTATTATATAACTCTTTGGTTTTTGTATCACTCTTACGGTGCATCCAAAGGTTCATTATAATAGTATCAAACTCTTCATTGGTTATCTTTAAGTCCATGCCTTACCTCATCTAAATTTGCTACAAGTTCGGTAACCTGTACTAGGTTCTCGATCTGTGCAAGAATGTCTGCTATATGCTTATTCACATACGGGGGTTCCGTCCTCGAAGAAAAGGATAGTGCATTCCTGAGGTTTTCCTGTGCCTCTCTTAATGATTCTTCTACTTGTTGACTCAGTGCCATGATTGTCGTTCCAATGTCGAATGTTACCTGCGATAATAAAACAATTAGTTATTACTAACTGTACAAAGATAAAAGTTCTGATGATGCAGATAATATCATCATACCTCTTTGTGGTTTCGTCTTGGAAAGATCCGAGTGCGTACTTCCAGATCTTCCACACTTCACGCATCATACCCAGTACTTATACATTGTATATATTACACCAATTAGTACGATGGTAGCGAGTGCACCCATTACATAAATCATATGTCACCCTCCTTACGGTTCTCTGATTCTTCGATTGAGAACTCACCACCAGGATATCTAGCAGCAAGTTTAAGTGAGTTAGTATAGAACACTTCATCCAAACGAATGTCAAGTGCCCTTGCTGCACACGCAGCATACCATAGTACATCACCCAACTCTTTGATAAGATGCTCTTTGTTAGCATCGTTCCAAGGTTTCCCTTGGTACTTTAACTTCTTAACGATCTCACAGAACTCACCTGCTTCAGCAGTTAGTCCTTGAGATGCAGTATCTAAACGAGCAATGTCACATCCCTGTTCAGATAGTTGTCTCAACCTATCAATGTATTGTATCTTATCTTTACTAGCATCAGAACAAGTCTTGTCTTGGAAGTCCATGTACTTGTCTAAGTCTATCTGAAACTTAGTCTTGTCCTTCTTCTTCTTTTCATCGGTTCTAATTTTCTCTGCTGCTTGCCATGCAGTAAACCCTTTCTGTTTGATAAACTCTTCTGGAGTTTTAGGTGTTTCATCTGCAATCTTCTTAGCACCTTCTGCCATATCATCTTTGGCATCTTGTGCAGAGTTATTCATTTCCTCTGCTACTTTCTGTGCATTGTCAGTTGATGCAGGGTCAAAGGGTACAGGACCAGGTACTTCATTTTCATGGTCGTGGTCATGTCCGTGGGAATTCTTCTTGCTCATATCTTAAATGAATCGAATTTGGTGGCGGTCTTGGCAATCTCTAAGACCTCTTCTTCACTACCTGAGTCGGTAAGTTGCTGCTGTTCACAATCATACAGCTTCATCTTTGATCTGTCAATACCTATGACAAATCTTTTGTGAACTGTTGGATCATTATAACGGTTCTTTAATTGTTTAACCATTATTTGATTTACTCCCTCGAGCTCCTCTGTACTAATAAGAGCAAACATGAGGTCAGCAGTAGCAGGGAGACCAAAGGATTCGGAGGTATCAGTAAGATCCACATCAGAACTACCATATCCAGAACGAGTAGTCTGAGTAGCTGAGACGATTGGGACATTTGCTTCCACCGCAAGACCCCTAAGTTCCTCAGCAATTGCTTTAACGAACGTGTAAGAATTAACAATTGTATTTTTATAACGAGATGACGAACATATATTAAGGTAATCTATGAATATAATATCAGGACTAAACCCTTTCTTCATTGCTAACTCATTGATCAGTGACTTAAAGTGACCGACATGAGCAGATGCAGTTGGGTATTCCTTAATGATAAGTCTGCCTTGTGTCTTTTTATTTAGCTTGTCTATCTTAGTCCTAAATTGTGCCTTACTAAAGAGTGGATCTTGGAGTTGTTGGATAGGTACATTAAGTAAGTTAGCATCTATCCTTTCTGCAATCTTCTCTTCAGCCATCTCCAAAGTAATATAGAGAACGTTCTTACCTTGGAGTAAACTAGAACTAGCACAATGGCACATAAACAAAGACTTACCCACACCAGTACCTGCAAGAGCAATGTTGAGAGTTTTATTAGGAAGTCCACCCTTTGTAATCTTGTTGAGGAGTTCCAGATCGAACGGAATCTTTTCCTCAATGGTGTGGTAGAAATCGTATCTTTGATCTGCGTCTCTAATATAATCGTGTCCAACTGTGTCATCAAAACTTGTACCTAATGCTTCCGACATGATATGTGGAATAGCATCCTTACTTTGTGTCTTATCCTGACCGTCAGCAATCTTAATACTATCCATGAGAGCAAGGTAGATAGCACGTTCCTTACACCACTTTTCTGTTGTATCTAACAACCAATCTTTATTATAATGATCTCTATCAATCCTATTATCTAGGAAATCTTCGATCTCCTTAATGATTTCTTCACTTATATCTCTCCTTTTTTCTACCTCAATCTTAAGTGCCTGAGGTTCAGGCATTGCAGAGAACTCCTGTACATACTCCTGTACAGCAGTAAACAAAACCTTATTATTAATGGTGTCAAAATAATCATCCTTAAGAAAAGGCATGACTTGCCTACAATAATTCTCATCAAGGATGAGTTTACTGAGGGTGATCTCTTCGATCTTTTGCATTAGAGGTAGTGTAAATAAGTGCTGACCACCCACTTGTCATGAGACAGGGGTGCTTTTCCTGAGTGAGGGAACATCCATGAAGGAGGGAATACCAAGGCACTGCCCTCCTTTGGTTGGATGCTGTAATCTATATTATGAAAGCATGTTTCTCCACCTTTGTCAACATCATTAAGATAAAAGAACAAGGCAAGGAATCTTCTAGCACTATCATGGTTACCTACATCCACATGTAGATCAAACCTATCATTCTTTTCTTTATCATAGTGCTTGAGTTTAATTTGCTCAAATGAATTTTCTATTGGCCAGAAGTCTTTACAATTGACCTCTGCCATATAGATCTCAGAGAGACGCTTGATATATTGGATCAATTGTTGATGAATCTTAACCCATTCATCCTTAGGATTTTCTTTCTCAATCTCATGGGTAATGTTAAACATATTCCATTGAGGTCTACCCTTCTGCTCCCACCTTTCTAGTTCAGTTTTCTTTCCTAGATCAATGATATTACGACAGAGACTGGGATCTAATGCCAGAGGGTAGTGTCTGACATAATCTTTAAGCTCCATATCCGAACTCCTTAGCAGCAACTTCATCTAGTGCTTGTAGAACTTCGGGTGTGAAATATTTCTCTGGGTTACTCAAGATTTGTTTAGGATATAGATTAACTTCTCCCATCTTATATCTGTTACCTATTCTTGTAAACACTCCGTGTTTCTCTCCTAACTCAAGAAGACCATAATACTTATCAAGTCCTCTCTCATCATAGAATAGTCTTGATTCTATCTTAGCATTCTCTTTGGTGAACCTAGACTTCTTAGTCTCACATTTGATAATGTTACCGATCACATCCTTACCATCTTTCTCTTTAGATTTGCTGAGGTATATGATAGTAGATGCTGCATACTTAAGACCACTACCACCACCCATCTCTTTCATAGGTACATAAGCACCCACTACATCATAGGTATGGTTGGTAACAATCATTGGTACATTTGCTTTACCTAATTTGAGAGTAAGAACTCTGAAGATAGACTTAACAACCTGTGCTCTAGTCATGTCACGAGTATCTTTACCTGCTTCAGTATCTTCTACCTCTTTACTGGTAGATAACATACCAAGACTATCTAACACAAACATCAATGGTTTACGTTCTTCTTCTTTCTGTGCCAGATACTTATCAATAATCTTAATTGCTTGCTGACGAAACTCCTGTACAGTTACAACAGGCACAATCATCATACGATTAGAATCGATACCACGACTCTCAATCATCTCTTTACTTATAGCACTCTCAGACTCAAAATAAATAACCCCACCATCACTATGGTCGTTGAGGAAAGACTGTACAATCCCAAGACAAAAATAAGTTTTGCCTGTACTCGACTCACCTGCGAGAGCTGTGATCTTGTTCCCTGGAACTCCACCTTTGATGCTTCCTGAGACAAGAGCGTTAAAGAGGTAACTGCCCGTGTCGATAAAATTATTTGTGTCACCAGAAGCGACACCATCACTAACGATACTAGCGTATTCATTACCTATTTCTCCTGCTATGTCCTGTAAAAATGAACTTGTCATCCGAAAATATGCTCCAATGTAACTTTTTTTTCTGGTGTCCAACCTATTGCATCAAGGATACCCTTAATAGGAGACAAGAAACTCTTGTCAAATTGTACCTCATAATCCACTGATCCGTCAAGTTCGAACTCGGTTGGAAGAGTCTGGAAGAATGAGATAACATTCTCTCCTATGCGATTAGGTTTACGAAGGTAAAGGTATTTGATCTTCTCACCCTCTTGGATGAAAGGAAACTTGTTTTGTATCTTATGCTTCTTCACATAATGATTATAAAGTAGAGATCCACGAACGTGTATAGGACACCCCTTACCATATATGTCCTTGGTGGATGTAAACTTTTCTATGTTATTGCAACTACGAGGAAATGATATATCCTCCAATGGCATAGACTCAAACTTCTTTCTAAACTGTGCAATGAATTTCTGCACATCAGATTCTTGTTTGGTCATGACCAACTCAAGTGCTTCTTTAATAGCACCTCTGCATGGCATAGGTGTGGAAGACTTAACTGCTTCGATACCCATCATCTTTAGTTTAGGTTCAGCATACTGAACACCCTCACTATTCCATACATTTAAGATGTATCGTTTCTTGGCAGTCCATATACCTTTGTTGGCAATGTTCTCCCTCTTCATGACCATCTTCTGAGAGTATGCGTTTACATAGGTGGCCAACTCCTCGTAAGAATTCTCGATATACTTCTCAAATTCCACGTCACACACCTTCTCAAGGAACCTAAGTGTGCTTTGATCGCTCTTCTCTCTGTTCTGGAATACCTTCTCCACAAGAGGACCAAGGTGCAAGTAAATGCTATCGGTATCACTAGCAATAACGTAATCATAATCTTCTGTCTTTAATAATTTGTTGAGGTAAGTATTCATCTTATTCTCTATCCATCTGATAGAGACCTGTCCTGATAATGTGATTGCTTCAGCATTAGCAAGATTGTAATACCTAAAGTATTGGTTACCAATAGCACCATAGGCAGAGTTAAGTTGGATCTTTCTTGCCATCTGGATGTTATTAAACTTAGAAATATCTTTCCTAAGTTTATCGGAAGGAGAACTTTCATAGTCCTTCTTCGCTTGTATCATCTTCTTCTTATAGATCGTACGTTCATCGTAGATCCTTTGCATTATTTCTGGAAGAAAACCGTGGATGTCCCTTCTATACTGTGCTCCATTGGCACACACTGCAAAATCTCCAGAGATTTGTACATCTCTAGCGAGCAATCCTTCCACAGATGCGGATGGATGTCTTCTATCCACCAAGGTTTCTGGGCTAATGTTGTACTGCATGATGAGATGAGGGTACAGACTATTGAGATCAAAACTGACGACCCAATCGTACATACCTGGTTTAGGTTCCTTGACGTAGGCACCTGCGTATTGTTCATTCTTACGTTCTCCTCTTTTCGGTGGGACAACAACGTTTCTCTTTTTAAGATCGTTGTATATTAATGTGTCCCACATTCGCACCTGTGAATACACATCAGACAAGTTAACCTTAGCGTCATATGCTAAGGACAATGCTAACTCAATCAGTTTCATCTTGCCTTCCAACTGGTCAACAAGTTCCACGTCATGAATATTATATTCTACGAACTTCTGCCAATCATTTGTATAGAATGCTTTAAAGTTCTCATACTCACTGTGATCTAACTTGTTCTCACCTAGTTCGACTTCAGCAATATGATCCAGACGATAAGATGCTTGTGCTGAATAAGTAAACTTCTGATACAAATCAAGATAGTCAAGGACCGTAACACCTGCAATATCATATGCAAGTTGCTTACGACCCCTGATAACTATCTCCCGATCCAATACTCTGTTCCACGGAGACAGAGATTTCTTCCACTTCTCACCTAACACACGCTCGACCCTGCGACAAATGTATGGAATATCATACAAGTTGCAGTTCCATCCAGTAATGACATCAGGAGTTCCAGAGACCCACCACTGTAGGAAGTCCTCTAGCAACTCTGATTCCGTATTAAATAACCTGTACTCATGTTCCCCTTGGAACTCACGAGTACCCCAAGTAGTAATCTTCTTGGTGATGAGATTCTTCATCGTAATACAAAGCATCTCTTCACGACACTCCTCTACAGAAGGGAATCCATTATCACATGCGACCTCGATGTCAATCGTATAGATCTTCATCAGATCCATATCGAAATCAATCTCATCAGGAAATTTATCTGCTATGAATTGATATACAAATCTATCATACCCATGCACCTCTAGACCTTCCACATTCTCGTACTTCTCAATGAAAGAACGAGCATCCCTAGCTCCATCGAACCTTTTGGGATGAGCATACCGACCATCTAGAGTTTTATATTTTGACTTCTTGGTTTGATCCTGAGGTACAAAATATAACAGGGGTCTGATCTTCTCACGATAAGTGATGGCATCACCATCTTCATACCCTCGGTAAAGGATATCATCACCAAGAAGTAATACGTCTGTATAAAAACCCATTAAGTAAGTGCTCTGTACTTCTCCGCTATTTCAGGAGATGGATCAATTATAGTAAAAACATTGTCACTTGTCAAGAACAAGTCACGTTGATCCGTATGCAAAGGATACTTCTCTAATGCACCGTCCTTAGTAATCATCATGCAATTTTCTATCAGAATGGATGGTTCTTCATCCAACTCTGTCATCATTCCCATCAGGTGTATCAGGGGGTTTGATTGTAGTATCAGTATCTTTAGCATTTTCTTCTAGTAGTTCATTGTATTTGGACAGAAGGTTGTCATGTGGTTCATATATTAATGCAACCGAGGGTATCGGTACCATGATGTATGAATGTTTAGAAAGTGGCACATAGGTTTGGAACTCAACGTCCAAGTGATCTAAGTCCATTGACTCTCCTTCTTCTAATAGCATCGCTTTGTTAGGTTGTAGCGTAAGTGCATAGGCAAAGTCTAACTTGTAAGCAAGAGGTGTACCATCTTGGTTACGCATCTCCTTAACGTCAGCTATAACGTCCTCTCCGTTTTGCATTCTTACGACCCTTACGCTCATAGTCTTTCTCCATTAGTTGATTAAATGTTGTCTTTACTAAGTCAGTAAAGGATCTTCTTGCAGAGATATTCTTTTCCTCTGCGAGGATGTGTACCATCTGCATAAACTCTTCAGTATACTCAGGTGGTATGTCCACAGTTAGGGTTTCTGCCTTATCATTATACCGATGGCATAGGTTTACATACATGTTCATAGTGTTATTGGCAAACAAAAAGAGACCTCTGGGGTCTCTTTAGTTGTACATTATATATGTACGTTATTCAGATACAATTTTCAGTCCACCAGAAAGTTTTGCTTCCAGTTTATGAAGATGTTCTAGCACATGGTCTAATTTAGTACTGAGTTCAGCAACAGAGTCAATAATCTGAACGTGTTGTGGATCTGAATACTCAACATTAAATACACTTCCATCACTTCCCTCTGGATATGATGTAACTGTTACACCTGCTGTAGTAGGAACAGGTGTCGGCTTAGGATCTATCTGTAAATCAATGTCTGACGCTTTCATTTGTTTCTCTCTACTAGGGTTTATGTTAACACATTATTATGTATGTGTCAATAATCATCAAAAGATGTATTTGATTCTACCCATTCAGCGTTGTTTCTACAATAGGCATCAGCATCTATTTTCATGTGCAGGTGTGCACCTGTATGAATACCCTCTATCATTGCTACCATGCCAAGAACCATGACTGGTAGCATCCATAGAGGGTGACTCATTATCTTACCCATAGGGAAGAAATATAACTGTCTCTATTTAGAGATAGTCTTTACGAGCATGATGTTCTGGAACGATCTTTCCTAACAATACGTTAAGTAATCCGTTATCAAAGTCAACATGTTTGATCTCTACATCTTCAGACATCTGCCACATTCTAGTGAAAGATCTCTTGGCAAGACCACGATGCATGAATTCTCCCTCTTCCTTCTTATCTTCTATCTCTGCTGTCACATAGAGTTTACCATACTCTGTGTAGACTTTAACTTCTTCCTTTTTAAATCCTGCTAGTGCTACTTCTAATCTACTTTCGTGATTACTTAGATGGATTAGGTTATAGGGTGGGTAGTTACTGTTCTCATTGTAGGAAAAGAACTGATCGAAGTAACTGTCGAGTCCTATACCATACTTATTGATCTTATCCATCAACTGTGGTAGATCGGCTGCACGATACCTTTGTAAATTGCTCATAATAGTCTCCTTTGTAAGCGAGTTGTTTGATTGTGGATCCTTTCGGCATCCATATGTATTTATAGCACACTTCTTACCCACTAGCAGTAGTGCTATCCGTATAAGTACCTGGTGAACATAATTTTTTTGATAAATAGAGCTAGTAATCCTACAACTAAAACGGAGAACAATGAAGAAATTAATTTTACTTCTTGGTATGGGGATGCTGTTACCAACTGCTGCGAATGCAGATCTAGTTCATAGATTGACTACCAGTACACAGTTAACTGTAGACGGGGCAGCAACACAGAGTACAAGAATAGGTAGTACTTACAGTGTAAGTGGTAACAACATCAAAGTGGCATCATCAGACGATCACTTCGGTAAGCTAGTAACACCAAGTGGTACTGCTGCTGCAACACTTGACGCAGGTACATACGATATTAATACTACAGGCTCAGCTTTCAGCTTTAGTGAAAGTTTCGTCGCAGGTGACGCTGTAAATACTATCGGTAGTGGTGTAGACGTGACCAGTGGTGTTGTCGCAGACATGCCAGCTTTCGGTATCACAACTACTCAAAGTGGCGGTGTCGCAGGAACCCTTGCAGGAACTATAACCTCAGCAGGTGTGATGACAATAACAGCTGGTGGAGCTGGCACTACAGCTACGGGTCAATTCGTATCTGAACTCACCATAAATTAGGGATATATATAATGAAGAAGGTAGTATTAGCTAGTCTTACTATCATGTCACTAGGTACCCCAGTGATGGCGGTGCCCGTGGTCCCCAATTTCACCCAAGGCTCCATGACTAGCCACACCGAGACAACTTCTACGGTGACGGAGACCATAAATTCTATAGATTATAATACAGGATGGCAATATTCAGTGACAGGGACAGGGGTTTCCCACAATGGCGACAGCATCTTACCAGATGGAGTGACAACATCAGGAAGCATAGACCTTCTTGGAACGTCGGGAACTACACCCCAAACTACACATGGTCTGGATCTCTCAACACTAGGAGACTATACCATAACGACACCAGGAGCTGCCTTCCAACTCACAAATACATATCAAGGACCAGGGATCTCCAACCAGACCGTGATCCAAAGAGAAACCACCGTAACAAGCGTCACAGATACAACAAGTATCTTCTCCCAGTAATAGCAGCAATTACATGTTCTCCTGCTGCTATGGCTACAGACGTAGGTGGTGTTTCTGCGACTGCTAATCCAATCGCCAACTCTTCAGGCTCAGTCACCAACCAGGCAATACAAGTTTTACAAGGTCCATATATTAACAACCAATATGGTGGTGGTATATCATGTCAAGGACCTACCCTCAACATCACCCCCTTCGTTACTGGGGCGTTATCTGAACAGCATCCTTATGAATCGTACTACAATGACCCTGTTTATAATAACGCAGATAATGATGATGACGGTATTCCCGATAATCCAGGTGAAGTTCTTTACTACATTCCAACAAGAACTGGTCAGAAAAACAATACCAACCTATCCTTGGGTATCAGTGCGACAGTTTCTATACCCCTAGACAGACAACTGCAGCAGGGTTGTAAGAACGCCTTTAATACACAGATAGCCTTACAACAACAAGTCTTGGCTAATAAGCGTCTAGACTTCGAAATTGCAAGGCTAAAGAACTGTGGTGAATTGATGCAGCGAGGCATATCGTTCGCACCAGGTACACAATATGCTAAGGTCTGTGCTGATGTAGTTGTAGCTAACCATACTATAGTAGGTAATGAACATAAGGATGGTCACACCCACTCAATACCACAACAGTTCCTCAACTGGGAACCTAAGCAGACATCTGTAGTGGAAATAGATAAGGACGGTAACAAGCAATTAAAGCAAGTTACATTTGAGATCAAGACTAATGGTACTGAAGTATCTACATTCTCATACGATGCTGACGGGAACGCTACGTTGATCAAACGGGAGAACCTCGGACCAAACGAGAACTTCGAACTAGAGAATAAAGACAAACCAGAAAAATGAAACTAAGGTTGCCCAAGAAAAAATTATTTAAGTATGCACTTAAAATGAATAGGTGGCCAGTGCATTGGTTTGACCAGAAAAAAGATAAAGAGAAAGAGAGACAAGAACGCATCAAAAAATTATACCCATGATTAAAGATCTAATTAACAACACAGACACCCTCCTCTCACGGAGGGTTAATAATTGCTCATACAACTTAGATAGATCTGAGTTAGCACAGACATTGGTAGAGAGTATGCTACACCATAGAGGTGTAGGTCTGTCTGCTAATCAGATTGGTATAGAAGAGAGAGCATTCGCTATGGTATCTGACATAGAGACCATGCAAGTTATTGTGGTGTTTAATCCTAAGATTATTAAAGAGTATGATAGAAAAGAAATAATGGAAGAAGGATGTCTATCCTATCCAGAGACATTCTTAAAGATAGAAAGACCATGGGGTATCGTGGTCAAGTTCGAGGACGAATATAAGAGAGTACATAAAGTCAAGATGGAAGGACTGATGGCAAGAATATTTCAGCACGAATACGATCACATGGAAGGAATTAACTTTACCCAGAAATAAAAAAAGACCCCTAAGGGGTCTTTATTATTTTAAATCTATCTCAGGAGATCCGAACATATTTTCCTACAACTGTTCGTTGTGCTATCGCAGTCAATTAGACATTCGAAGTAGTCGTCTATTAGGTCGTCTGTAGAATTGTACAGGGGTAGCGTCTCAACATGATTCCATTGTGCTAATTGATTATGAGATACTCTCATGGTCTTTCCTCCTATCTTTAAACCCATAATATAGAGGGGTTTCAGTGCATCTTGTTGCTCCGTGTGTAGGTTTCCCTGACTGCCATTATTTATGCAGCAAACACCATTTTGTCACAAAAATTTATGCCTAGTCCTTTTTCTTTTTCTGTTTCTTAAGAGGGGGTAAACCTTTCTTTTCTCTATATTCATTTGCTTTGATCTCCCACCTATTAGTATGAGGAGGAGTCCTTCCTAGTATTGCATTGACCTTAGCAACTCCTTTCTTAGCCAGTGGTTTAAATACTTTCATCAAAGCATCGGCAAGAGGTTTTGCTAACAACGCTGACGCTGCTGCAGTAGTAGCAATCGCTGCTGTAGTTGTGACCACAGAAAGTTCTGGAACATACTCACTAAAAACAATTGGTTCAGGAGGTTGTTCTATAATTTGTTCTGTTGGTGGTTCTACTTTATCTACACATTGCTGAGTAATAGGATCCCTGACCTTAGGTCTAACACAAGGGGTCTCTGGTACCTCTGGTGGAGGTGGCATTGGTGGAGGTTCTATCTTAAAGTCTGGTTTATATTCTTCTTGCTGAAATTCTAATTCATCTGAAACATAATCTATAGGATTAAATGATGGTGTACCTGCGTCACAGAATGTCTGTACACCTTTAGGATCATCATCCATTAGTTCATCATTCTTTCCTTTGTTATCCTTGTGTGCTTCCACACAACCAGGTATATTAACAATAGGTTTACCTAGTTCAGTAACAACTGGAACTGTAACATTTCTGACAACAGGTGGTTCATTATTGTTTACCTTTATCTCCCCATTAAAAGACCCCCTGATCTCTATCACTGGGATATCGACCTGTACATTGGGTACATAAGGGGGTTGTATTGTATTAATCTCCTGTACCCTTACAAATATATCATGTATAGGGTCAGACATTTATGGTATAGGGTTACTAGGTGCAGGTAAGATTGCAGGTCCTGTGGTAGGGGGAACTGAAGGTACAGCAGGTAATGCTGTCTTAACTAAACTAGGTAATGCCTTTTGTAATTCTTCGGCAACTCTTACTTTAGTTGCTTCTATAATAGCATCCTTTCTGATGAATACATATCCACCAAGACCAACTACACCAAGTGCTACAGCACCTGAGAAGATGGCAATTCCATTAATAATTTTTTGCATGATCTAATCCTCGTTGTCATGTTCTTGTGAGTATATAGGAGGTCCTAGAGTCTTGTACTCTAACTGTTCCCTAAGAAACGTTATCTCTGCTTTTAGTTCATCAATCTTCTTGATGTTTATGTCGATCTCCTCTTGGTAGATGTGAATCATACTTTCCAGTCGTTCGTTTTCAGAAATTAGTTCGTAATATGGTCTAATATCATTATAATCCATGTACAATAGTAACATGAACTATTATTTATGGCAAGGGTTCCTCGCAAGCATCGTTAAGTCCTGAAACCATGTTACCACCGATCTCAGCACCTTGGTTACCACCAAACATTGCAACCCAACCTGCAGCTAACCATCCTACGAATGGTATACCTGATACAGCAGGAGCAGCAGCAGCACCAACGCTAGTTCCGACAAGTCTTCCTGTCTGTTTTCCACCACCTACCGCCTCGATGCACTCGACGGTCTTGGCAGTTAACTTTCCCACACCACCACCTGCAGTACCTTCTACGATAGTAGATGGATCTTGCCATGATCTATGGTTAGAAACTGGACCTCCCTGATTGGTCTGTCCATCCATAACATACTCCTCAACAATCTGAGTTGTATTGTTTGCTAGTCCTAAGAAACCACCCTTTCTCTTGATGTCCTTAGTGATATGCATTGTCTTAGGATCGTTAGCAGTGTAACTAATCTTATATCCATCTTCTGATGCTGAGACAACATAGGAAGTATAGTCACCCACTGGTGGGTTGATATATGGTACCTTACTATTTTGTCTAGTTGCTAGTAAACCTATCATTCCGATATGTGATATACCAAAGACGGTTCCTAAACTAATTCCAATCCACTTGTTCATTGTCTTACTTTGTATCTGGGACTATCTTCACAGGACCTGATTCGATCCTTATTGTTTGAGCAGGAGCAGTCTCTGATGCTTTAGCTATAAGAAACTCCATATCTTTCTTAGATATGTTAGCACTACCACCATTGTCACCATTCTTTTTCTTACCTCCTGCAGCGACCCCGAAGGTAGCTAAAGTTCCTGTGAACACCGAAGCTATGAAAGTTGGATCAATTCTTTCTCCTCGTTCGTAACCTGGTATTTTAACATAATTTAAAGTTAAAATTCCTGCGGACCAGACGAGAACGACTACTCTTATTAAAGTCGCTAAGTATTGGAGTTGTTCCTCCTTATCGTCAACTTTCTCTTTTATTTTACCGAGGATACCTTTTGGTTTTTCCTCTTTCTTTATTTCAGCCATAAATCATCACAACCTCTCAGCCTATTTATCAAATAAATTATTACCAATTACTAAATCGTCTATTCCTTTCTTAGAAAACATCTCCTTCGCCTCCCAAATCCTAGACGCTATGGGCGATCCCCCGATATTTAAGGAAGTATTAAGAAGTACAGAGTCACCTGTGATTTCTTTATATTTCCTTAAGAGTCTAGCAAAACTATCATCACCATCAACTGTCTGAATCCTACAAGATCCATCTACATGTGTGACTGATGTGAGTTCTTTATCTAATACGGGTACTGATGTGTTCATGTACGGGGAGTCACCATCGTAATCAAAATACTTAGAGGTATCTTCCTTCAGTACAGCAGCACCAAATGGTCTAAATCCTTCTCTATGCTTGACTCTTTCGTTAAGAAACTGCTTGGCCCTGCGGTTCCTCGCTTGCATCAAAATACTTCTATGCCCTAGAGCACGGGGACCAATCTCTCCATGTCCCTGATACCAAGCTACTATCCTACCAAGACTTAACTGTAGTGCTGCCTTCTCTATAGTCCTATCGTCTGGTTCATCCTCTGGTGCTTCATCATCTTGCCAGAATGGGAACCCTTCATTACTAAATGGTTCTTCATGGAACCTTCTTCTTAAAAATTCTACTGCTCCTAAGGATAAACCACAGTCATTTGCATGAGGTGGTATCAGGACTTGCTGACCTGTTTTCCTGATCTTACCATTAAAGTTGCAATTCTGTGCAACACCACCACTATACCCAATGATGTCATCGCCACCAACGGGATGGCTGAGATATAAAGCAAGCTGGTCTCCAGTGTATTCATGTACTGTCCTTAACCAATTGATATCAAAGTCTTTATCCCACTTCCTGTGCCACGATTTGTAATTCCATATGCCTTTTATGTTAGTAAAACCGTAATGAGATATCTTATCATAATACTCTCTATCTATAAGACCATAAGCAGCAAGTCCCATGACTTTACCTGCTAAATCTAACCCCTGTGGATCTGCTTTAAGTCCTACCTGTATACCAACATTTGCCATCTCTTTACCGATGGATCCATACTCCTCTGCATCATGTGTTATTGATACCTTCTCACCCTGTATCAGTGAGAATGAATGATTATCGTTGCCAAACCCATCATAAACATAGCCAGTATGAGGTACTTCCCCAACTGGCCAGATGCTTAAGTGATGTGCATAGTGGTGGTCTACTGCAAACGTCCTGCAGGGAAACCCCATCTCTAATTCTCTATATGATTCTCCTTCTTCGAAATTGATATCATCTGTGATGATAGCAATAGCATCTAAATCATCTACCTTGACACCCCAAGAGTCTAGGACATCTTCCCATTGCCATATGTTATCCCATCCATGATGTTTTATACCGTATAACCTTTCCGTTGCACAATACTTAACCTTCTTACCGTCAGTGTAAGTAACATTGGAATCGTGGTCATCGATTCTCAATCCAAGAAATTTCATTCAGCAGCGACCTTCTTCTTCCCAATATTATATTTGGATTCTAAAGTCCAGTCTCCTTTATCTTTATAACTAAGTACCTTGATCTGATTCAGAGGTGCTATCTCTGTGGGTTGAGTTGCTAGTTCTACTAGACCCCAATCAAATAGTAGTTTTGTAATTCTGTTCCTACGTTCTACATCGTTCTTAGTTATGTTTGCAGGTTTACCATCTAGTGCAAACAGTTCCTTAAAATGAACTATGTAATACTTGCCCTTCTTGTGTAGGATATGGCAAGATTGATAGAGTTTTTTCTCTTTCCTTGATGCTACACCTATTCTAGTAAGTGTCTCTCTTATTTTGAGAAAGTCATCAGGTTCTTTTAATGAAACCTCAAGCATCATATCTTGAGACCAGTTGATCTCGTCACTCATTTTATTCCTCCAGTATCAAGTTTCGCTTTGATGACTTCTAATTCTTCTTTTGAGAGTATAGAAAGAGCAGTTCTAGCTTTCTCATTACTATATCCATAGAACTCTTTAACGAGTTCCAAATCATTATCAGTCGATTGTTTTTGCCAAGGAGAAAATCTCTTTGATTTCCTAATACTATATAGAAAATAATGATATTGGAGAGCGTTATCTAAGTTATAATATCGATTCATTTCATTGACATGAATGATACAGTCCATGTGACTAGATAACATCTTGTTAACCACATACTTAGGATACTTCTTCATAGCACGTTCATTGTCCTCAAGTTTTCCCATCTTAAGGTTGATGCCATTTAGATAATCTTTTAGGGGAAACTCAAACTCTGCCATAAAGTAATGCCTCAAGTGGATTTAGTGGTTGTATATCGTAGTTTGATATCAGCAGTTCTTGCTTCTTATTATTAGCACGATGCTGCATACCATACGTTAGTGTAAAATATTTCTGGTTATAGTTACTATATAATTTTTCTATCTCATCGTCAACATTGTATGTAATCATCCATCTGTATGCACATACACTACAGTTATCATAGAATCTCTGGTGATCAAAGTTCTTATGTAGATCTGCTTTGGTACCATATAAAAACGATTTGATTTTGTATGGTGGATCTAAGAACACAAATGGATTAGGATGCTGATCGTTATCAAGTTCATCTTCCATCAACTCTTTGTAATCTAAGTTGGTAATAGTCCAGTTCTTTATAATATCTGGATACTTTCTAAGATTACCTGCACCTCTAAGAGAAAAGTTCTGATTAGATGCTGATTCAGAGAACGCAGAGTTCTCAGTTAAGCCAGAATAAGAACACTTATTAAGAACCCAAAAAAGAATAGCTTGGCGAAAAGAGTCTGCGGACTGTATTTCATCTTTTGCTCCATTAAATAGAGACTTTGCTGAGATTGGGTCAGGATGATCCTTTTTGATAGCGATGCAAGCATCTGATAAGTCTTGTCCATCTGATTGTAATACTCTCCAAAAATTATAAAGGTAATCATATTTGTCGTTCACCCATACTGGTACGTCAGGGTGTAACTGACTAAAGTATAGTGCCATGGAAGCACCACCTATGAAAGGTTCTCTGTACTCCTCAATTTGAGCAGGAAACCATTTATATAACTGTGCTGCTGCTCTTGATTTACCACCAGGATAGCGTAGTGGTGTCTTCAGTAGTTTCATAATACATGCATTTGTGCCATGGGTATACCCTGTGGCCCTGCGTTCACTCTACCATGGGGCAAAGTGTTAAATGACATGGTGTAACGATCAAAATTACCTGCATGTGGATTACTAAAGTGACGTAACCAACCAGGAAATACTAATAGTTTACCACGTTCTGCTTTAAATTTCTCATAAGGACCATCAAAATCATCACGAATTATTTCGAGTGTGTCTAGGTTCCTTATATCTACTGGGTCTTGGAAAACAGTGTCCGAACCTTCTGTGAAATAGAAGACCCCAGAGAGATAGCTATAAGCGTGACGATGCAAAGGATGACCAGCCCCCGATCCAGAGGGTGCGAAGTTTGCCCATGCGAGGGAGATTCTGAGTTCCTCGACTTGGAGGAAGAGTTCACATCTAATGTCATCTACAGCATCTAAAAAGAAATTAATTAAAGGTTCCATCTCTGGATCCTTATGTATGTTACCTCTGCTAGTGCGAACACCTGCAGGGTAGTTATACAGTTGCATATCAAGAGTCTTAATAAACTCAAGTGCTTGGTCTATTGCTTGGTCATCATCGATACGATACTCCCAAACTCTAGTAGGAAATATGTCATGGTGTGTCTTCATTTAAACTCGCAACGCATCATTAACTCTGTAAGAAATGCCACAAGATTAATTTCCTGATCCATGACAAAGGTTGCTTTGTACTGGTACTCACCAATAACTAGCACTGCTTCTGGAATAGATTTAGGAAGCAGATATGTATAGAGGTTATCGTAGATCTTACGCATGATAACTTGTGGTTCATTATCTATATTAGATGAGACCCACTTCTTCATGTTTGTAAACTCACGACCTTTGAGGTACCCAACCAGATCACTGATCTTAACATCAGCAACCTGTGCCATAATACCTGTATCAATCTTACCTCTAGAAGCATACCTCTGCAACTCATTAAGAGTCCTCCTAAAATCAGGAAAATGTTTTTGTATTACTTCTGCAACTACCTTAAGTTCGAAGTCAATTCCCTCTTGCTCAAGTATAGAATTAATTCTTTTAAGGAATGCACTTGCTAACTGTGCTTTCTCCTTACCTTTGATGTGAAAATCAACTACAGAACACCTAGAGTGCAATGGTTCTATGATTTTATTTTTATAATTACATGTGAAGATGAACCGACAGTTCTTTTGGAACTCCTCAATCGACGCACGGAGTAAGAGTTGTACGTCTGGGGTCGTATTATCTGCCTCATCCACAATGATAATCTTGTGACTAGACCCAGATGTAAGAGAAACAGTACTAGCAAAGGTCTTTGCCTTATTGCGTACAGTGTCCAAGAATCTACCTTCATCAGACCCATTAATGACATAGAAATCTGCTCCTAATTCTCTACATAATGCCTTAGCAATAGTAGTTTTACCGATCCCTGCAGGACCTGACAACAATAGATTAGGGATCTCACCTTGCTCTAAGAATCCTTTAAACATTTTCTTGGATTCATCAGGCAAGATGCAATCATCCACCTTTTCGGGTCGATATTTCTCAACCCATAAAAAATCATTCATAATAAAATTAGACCCATGTTATTCTACCATTGTTTTGGATGTGTGACAACATCCCCATGATCTATATCAACGTGACCTTCTACAATTTTTACCTTGTAAACGATCTGTGATTGCTTTTTAGCAAATTTAAGATCAATCCATTTCTTGCCCCAGTAGAGACCAAAAAGGCAGATGCAAAATGGTATTGCTTCTGCCCATGAAATGTTATTCCAAGCGTCAACTGGATTCATTTAACATACTCCTCATGTAATTCACACCCAATATAATGTCTATTGAGTGATTGTGCAACCCTTGCAGTAGTTCCTGATCCTATAAAAGGATCAAGAATAATATCACCCTCTTTACTACCTGCCTTAATGCAAGGTTCGATTAAGTCAGGAGGGAATACAGCGAAGTGAGTCTTCATCTTACTAGGTTTATTAGTAACAGACCACACACTACGCTTATTTTTCTTAGGATAACTCTTAGTCAATCCAGTATGAGGGTTAAGACCAGTACCAGGATTGTGATACTTACCACTCTTCCTGTTCCTAGTACCCCAATCCTTAGCAGGTTCTTTGATTGCTTCATTATCATAGAAATACTTCTTATTCTTACTGAGTAAGAAGATATATTCATGTGATTTTGTGCAACGATCCCTTACTGATTCTGGCATTGGGTTTGGTTTGTGCCATATAATGTCTTGACGTAGATACCACCCATCAGCACGGAGAGCAAACGCAAGCATCCAAGGAATACCGATGAGATCTTTTTCTTTGAGTCCATCTATCTTGTTACCTCTTCTGGGACAATTAGTTGGGTGGTCTTGATCGCTAGTAGCAAGTGTTTGTTTTGCTAATGCTTGACCTTTACCAGGTCTATAGTTGTAATAACTATCACCTATGTTAACCCATAGTGTACCATCGTCAGTTAATACATCCCTAACTGATCTGAACACTTCCACCAACTGTTGTATATATTCCTCAGGTGATTGTTCTTGACCTATTTGATTCTCTTCATCCCCATAATTTCTTAATCCATAGTAAGGAGGTGAGGTTACACACATCCTTACTTTCTCATCGATTGTCTTGAGAGTATCTCGACAATCACCAACTAATGTGACATCAATACTCACTATCTGGCTCCAATGCAATCAGATATTCTAATGATGACACATTATCCTCAGCAGCTTTACTTATGACACCAGTAAACTTGGCAACCTTACACTCATATATGTCTAACTTATATGATGTACATAGTTTTCCTGGTCTTATTACACTTAGGTTCTCGATCTTGAGACAGAAACAAAACTCTCGATCAACTGAACCTAACTCTATTTCTAGAGAGTTAGATGCTGAGTTCCTTTTATCAGTGACAATAGCAGAAAGCTTGCCTTGGTTACCAGTAAAACAAATATCTGGCAACTGATAAGTGGATGCTATTCTCTGAATCTGGTTAAGGTTCGTAACGTCCAACGAAGTTGATACAACTGGGTCACCCATGTCCTGTATGGTCTCAGGAGGTTGAGTAACCATACGTTCTTCAGCATAGTAATACTTAATAAGACTACGCTTCGAAACAATATCTACACGTTGTTCTTGGAACTCAACGTCACCATTTTCCAACGTCTTGATACTGTTAATCAGGTTACCTAGATCATAGATCGGTGCCTGTTTCTTAAAAGTAAACGCAGGGAAATCTGCAGCAGCAAGAATGTTCTTGTTGTTTGAGATTGTTGCAACTTTGTTGCCTGGTTTAAACACAATAGAAGGGTTAATTTCTCTGAAAGAAGTCAACACTTCCATTTCATAATCAGTAAATTTCATCAATAGCTTAACTCCTGAGATGGGATGTCATTTGTGGGTTCGTCATCAGGATAAGATGTTCCTGAGAAGTAATATAATAGTATAGCATAATGAATGATTTTTAGCACGTCATTTTTATGCTGTCCTTTTTTAGCATACCTAGAAGCATACTTAATAATATTGGATTGACAGAACGCTTCTGCTGTACCGATAGCCTCAAGTAGGTCTAAGGTCTGTACACTCTTCTCATCTTTAGAATAGTGTGATCTGTATGTGCCACCAATATAGTCTTGCACAATTTTAATAGTGTCGTTTTCCCTATACTTCATGAGAATCTTTCTAGTTGAGTAAAATAAACATCATCGCATTCGACATGAGATAATGCTTCTCTGACAAATGGATTTCTAACATTTGATTGGTTCCACCAGTGAACAACTTGTCTTGTTCCTCTAGTAACTGGTCTTACTTGATGTACTATACCAGTTGGATAGACTACTGCCCATCCTGCAGGTAACTTAGTATACACCGAGTAGTCACCTAAACGCAACTCTAACTCACCACCTTCGTAATCTTCATTAAGAAACAGTGTGGTGGAGACATCGAGTCGCATACCATCTGCGTTTGTAATTTCATCAGCGTGCCAACCATAATTATCTCCTTGGAGATATTCTTTATAGGTGAAACCTGATCTGTAATTACTGCATGTAAGGGCATCATGACCAGATCGATCCACATACATGTCAAGGATACCATCCTCGTGACTAAATCCTTTCATTTCTATACAGGACTTGAGGTGGTTTCCCACCACCTCTGCCTGTAGATTGCTAGTAAGAACTTGGTCTATCTGTTTCTGGTTCAGAATTCTGATCTTGTGGAACATATGCGTCAGGTAGGTCTACTTTAGCGTCAATTTTGGTGTAGAGTTCTAAGAATGACTCCTTAGTCTCATCGTCAAAGCGGTTTAGACATACTTTAAGTGCCTTCATACGGTCTTTAAAGATGGCAAACGCACGGATTACATGAACCAATCTACGAGTTGAGATTACTTCATCAACCCCACCTTCAGCGAAGGTTTTACGGATGATCTCTGCCCATGTAACAAGATTCTCTGTGTACTCATCGTCACAGCAGTTTAATTCTGTGCAATAGTTGTTAAGAATCTTCTTCTCATAGTTAACATTAGGGTATTCTTGCTCAAATGTCAAGGGGAACCTCTCTAGGAATGCTTCATTCAGTACATTAGTACCAACGAACCTACCATCGTCAGATCCTTTACCCTTAGTGTTAGCAGTTGCGATAACTGTAAATCCTGGAGCAGGTTTTACATACTTCCCAACCTTCTTGAGGAATACACCCTTGCCTTCCAAAATTGATTGTAGGCAGAGGATTTTATTACTGGCGAGGTCAAGTTCGTCGAGTAAGAGAACTGCTCCACGTTGGAGTGCTTCGATGACAGGACCGTTATGCCAAACAGTTGACCCATCAACAAGACGGAAACCACCAATAAGATCATCTTCATCTGTTTCTACTGTAATGTTTACACGAATAAGGTCTCTACCTAACTGAGCACATGATTGCTCTACACCGAATGTCTTACCGTTGCCAGACAATCCTGTGATGAATATAGGATAGAAGATCTTGGATTTTATAACCTTCTTAAGGTCGTTAAATGTACCGAATGGAACATAGTTTGGATCCTTATCAGGTACTAAGTCGTTACCTGATAGGTAGGATGGGTCAAATGAATCAACGAGTTGAGTCTTTGGTTGTGTTGACTCTTTATAAGTCTTTTCTAATGCTTCACGAACTGTGAATGTCCAGTTGCCCTTGCTTGTCTTCTGCACTAGGTTGGAACATGATCTAGTAAGTCTTGCATATATGCTAGGAGTCTTTACTCCGAAGTGTTTTGCTGCGTCTGCTACTCTCTTGCTTGTGAAATCACCCTTGTCTGGTGATAGGAAGTTTAGTAGTTCGTCATTGCTGAAAGTTGATGTAAAAGGCATTGGATTTTTGTTTCTATAGTATTAATGATATAGCCATATGGCTACGATATCAAGTGATAGTGGACACTAATAATAGTGTCACGCTATCTGTCCTGCGAAGGTTGATAGGAGTCTTCTGTTAGACCCTTTACCCTTAAGAGATTTCTTAAAAGCATTCCTCAAGTCACGCTTGTTTGGGTTCTCCTTGACCTCCATGGATGTTTCCTCGGTCTTAGGTGGAGCGATAACATACAACTCAGAGTATGCTGCTGATTTTACAATGGCAAGTCTGTCTTTCTTCCACTGTTTCTTGTACTCATCTTGCTCCCAGATACCTTGACGGTTTAAGTAAGAACTGAACTCTCTTGGTGAGCAAAGACGGAACCCAATTACGTTGCACCATGTGTATCTGTCTCTGATTACGTTAATAAGTGCTGAGGTCATACCATAACCACCGTTCTTGATATCTGTGTAGTACCTACCAGTTTTCTTATCTCTAAGAACAGTATTGTAACCACAGTGATACTCATAGTTTCTGTCAACGTAATCAGTTTTTTGATGTACATAACCAATTTGCTGTGCTTCACCATCAGATAGAACAACTAAGTGACATTTTTCTACACCATGTACTTGCTTCCACTTAGGTAAAAGATCTACCATAGTTGCTAGTCCTTCGTTAAGTGGAGTTCCACCTAGTCCTAGGAAGTGTGGTGGTTGTGGTACTCTCATTGAGTCATAACTGTAAGAATGATATCTTGAGAAGTACTTTCCAATTCTGAAAAGATTTCTAGCATGTCTAGCAAACTCTTTATTGTTAACTTCACTTGTCAAGAAGTTGTATAGTCTGAATCTTGCGTCCATCCATAGGTCACCTATGTCTTGCTTTGCAATCTTCTCAAGAGTATCACGATCTCTGTATCCATAGTAACCATCATGCTCACATACGAAAGCATATACATCGAATGGGATGTTAACTTTATTACAGAACTGACATAGGTTGATAAGTTGCTTGATAGTAGGGAAAATTTCGTTGCTCATAGAACCAGACCAATCAAGTAGGAATACTAGACCATGATTCTTACCATTTGGTACTGCTGTAATCTTTCTGAAGATGTCATCAGAGTACTTGTACTTGTGAAGTTTAGTTGTATCAAGTGTACCAGTTCTTGATTCTGCAGAACGTGCATGTGATGTTGCTGCTTTCTTACACTCGAACTCTTTTACAAGGTATGCTACGTCTTTCTTAGATCCTTGTAGGAACTCATGATACTCTCTGTCAATCCAATCAAAACTAACTGTACCATCATGGATTTGTGTATCTTCTCTCCACACTTGCTCACATTTGTCCCAGATATAGTCAGGTTTTACAACAACTTTATCAGATTTTACTGTAGGAACGTTAGTGTAAATTGACTCATAACCATCTGTCTTTGCCATCTCTTGAGTTTTAGAATCAAATGACTCTTGAGTAGTAACTTCTGAGTGCTCTTCCCATGTTTCGCCACCTTCTCTACCGTGGTCTGGTAATTCACCTAGTGCTGAGTCACCACCGAAAGCATCAACCTCACTCTCTTTCTTATCCCATGGTTGGTTAGGGTCTAATTCTGGTTCTTGAGGTGTTGCTTCTTCCTTCTCTTCCTTCTCTTCCTGTTGACCTTTTCCTTCTGATAGATCTTCACCTTCTTCGAAGTCTGGAGGTGTTGCTCCATTGCCACCACTTACAGGGATTGAGAATGATGTCTCTTCCTGTGCTTTTTCCTTTTGTTGCTTATCAAATTCTGCTTTCATGTACTTAAATATATCCTTAGCAGCATCGATTGCTTCTTGGAATGTCTCAGCGACCCCCACAGCGTCTCTGAGAGGTCTCTCAGCATCACTAAATGGGATCATTGCATATGAACCAACCTTATAGTGAAGGTTAATTCTATCAATGAATGTTAGTTCATCTATATCTCTGCTGTTTATGTCGAAGAAATCGATATCATTAAGTGTCTCATAACCTTTATAGAAATCTTTTGTAAGACCAGGATACTTACGCTTCATTAACTTCTCGATGCGTGCATCCTCAGTTACGTTTACGAAGGACATTGGGACACCGAAACCCTTAGGGTCTTCGTTTGGTGTGAAGAGTGCGTGTCCTACCTCATGACCCACGAGCATATTATATACGTCATTGCTTGTTTCCCAGATTGGGAGTGTCAAAACACGATTCTCTACATCAAAGGATGCTGTTTCTACTTTCTTGTGCTCCACGACTAGATTCTCTGTTGCGAGGAGTTTAGCAAGGGTTCCTTTGATCTCGTGGTTCATCGTATTTTTTCGTATTTGTTTTGTATATACACATTATAATAGGAAACCCTCCGCTTGGGAGGGTTTAGTAGACACTTTTTTAAGTGGTTGCGTCTGGCTCGTGCTTGCCTTAATGCTTGTGGTTTTAGCTTTCGCTTGGGTGGCTTCCCAGAATTATGTTGCCAGTTGGGGGTGGTCATTGTCCTAAAAGGATGCTTCTGCTAGTGTATCATGTAAATCTGCAGCGTCAAACTGCACATAAGTCAACTCATCATTGTATACCCATCTAATCTTAGACCATATAAAGACAAATTCGTCTTCACTCAAGTCTAAAAAGAGTGCTCGCTCATTCCAATAGATGTGATAGGTCATGTGTCGTCTTGGATTTTCATGGTGGAAAAGTCGGACTGCTTATCGAATGAGATAATCCGTTCGAATTTATCTAATAGTATATCACCTTTATGAGATATTACAAATAGATTAGTATTTAGACCCAATCCCCTTAGAATCTTGAGTAGTTCATCAGTACTACCCTGATCAAGGGAAGAATCAAATACTTCATCGAGGATTAGTAAATTTGTACTAACACTGTTCTTCATCTTGGCGATTTCTCTCCAAGTAAAGAGTAATGCTAGGTCAATCTTCTGCTTCTCACCCTCTGAAAAGGACGCATATGAGAAAGAATCCCTGTATCTAGACAGTATATTCTCATTAAAGTTCTCATCCAGAGTGAAATTCACATAGAAGTCCATACTCTGAAGATATTTATTGATTTTATTGTTTATAACAGGTACAAATTTCGAAACAATCTTGGACTTGATACCATCATCCCTTAACAACCCAGACACCACCTTAAGATTGTCTGCTTGTTTGTTCACGTTGGCACAAAATTTTTCTTTCTCTCCTAATTTCCACTCAAAATGGACTAAATCCTGCTTCTCTTGCTCTAAATTGGTTGCTTCACTACCTACCTCTGTCATCAACCTAGTATTCTCTTTCAGAATACGCACCTCTTCCTTGGTTAGTGCCTGTATTTCATACCTATAACCGTTAACAACTGATGATTTCTCTCTCAGATCCTTTACTTCGGTGTCCATACTATTAATATGGTCTTTGATCTGGGTATGTGCAATATTATACTCTTCTACCTTATCTTTTAGTTCTGTAATCTTTGTGTGCTTAAGTGATTCATCAATAGTTTGAGTACATACTGGACAAGAATCATTCTTTTCGAAGAAATTCATGTCTTTTTCAGAGTCTTTCTTCTTAAGATTGATCTTGGTCTTCATTATCTTGACCTTCTCAAGTTTTTCTATTGACCTATCAAGTTCTAAGAGTTGTGGAGTGATCTTATTGATCTCCTTTTCCTTCTCTTTTATCTGATCTTTGATCTCTTCTACTCTCTTCTCATTATCCTCAAACTTTTTCATCATATTACCAGTAGTTCTCTGGTCTACCTGCTCTAGGTTCTCTATATTTTTTCTTTGCATCTCAACCTTCTGTTGAGCAAGATCTAATTCATACTCACACTGGTTTTTTTCTTCTCTAACATCCTTCATCCTCTCTTTGAGGAGTCCATTCATGAACGAGAAGATCTGGATGTCCAATATATCTTCGATAACTTCTCGCCTGTTAGGTGCGGTAAGTTGCATGAAGGGGACAAATGTGGATGAACCAAGGATGACGACTTGTGTAAAAGACTTGTAGTTGAGTTTGAGAATACTCTGTTCGAGGTATTTCTGAGTATCTTTAACTGCAGCGTCCTGATCAAGGAGATCACTGTTCCTAAAAATCTGAAAGACATTTGGTTTAACTGCTCTAATTACTTTGTATTTAATAGTTCCAACTGTAAATTCCACCTCAACCCTGAGTTCCTTCTCATTAATACTGTTGATAAGTTGTGATCTGCTGATCTTTCTAAAGGGTTTATTAAATAAAGCAAAGCACAGGGCATCCAACATGGTGGATTTACCTGCACCGTTACTCCCTACAATAAGGGTACTCTGTTTTTCACCCAGTGGAATCTCTGTGAACTGCTGTCCTGTGGACAGGAAGTTCTTCCATCTGATCTTCTCAAATTTAATCATGCAATGAGGGAGGGAATACTATATCGTCAGGTTGGATGACAGTGTAATGATACCCAAACTGATGACAGTTTTCTTTTACTTGATCTTCATCAATCTCCATCATTCTAAGATCTCGATTGTATCCATCTGCAACCAAGTGTTGATGATAACGTTCAGCATCATCAGGGTGCTCAAAAATTTGCACTACTCTTTCTTTGAGTGTTTCATCTCTAACAGCATACACCCCTCCGCTTCTTTTGTCAACTAGAACGTACATCAAATCCTCTGTGCTTCTACATAAAGTGACTTAAGGATAGCAAATATTTCATCCTTATTATCAATTTCACTCACACATTTCTGTAAAATAGTTAGAGTGTCTTCTGCTTCTATAGAATCATCAACATCCTCTAAATGTAAGAATTGATCTTCTATAATTTTTAGGTCAGCAACATCAGCATCATTAATAGATTTTAAAGTCTTATCAAATAGAACTCTATCCTCCTTTGTCTCAACGATTAGCTTGACGTAGCTACCTTTTAGAGTGTTATATTGTATATCAGAGGTCTCTTCATCCTTATAAACGATCTTATGAAACATTTTGTTGGGATTCTTATGAAAACTTAACCTCTTAGTTTTAGTATTTAGTGTATGGAACCCTCTTTCTTGACCGTAATCATTCCAATAGAGTTGGTACGGGTTACCTAGGTAGTGAATGTTACCCTTTACACTCTTCATATGGAAATGACCTGTACATGTTAGATCAAACCTATCGAATATAGAGGGATCGTCTCCGTGTTCCATGGTGTGACCTGGAACAGCCTCAAAACCGTTAAGCTCAAGATGCCCAAGACAGACGCTCGCATTACTAGAAGAGATAAGATCATAGGATCTCTTTCTGTTTTCGTCACATATCCAAGGTATAAGAAGAAAATCACACCCGTCAACAGATAGTTCAGTTGGCTCAGCGATAACTGTAATGTTCTCGTATTCAGCAAGTAATAGTTCTGGTGAGTTAACTCTAAGAGTGTTTTTGTAGTAAATGTCATGGTTACCTACCATCATATACTGCTTCACCCCTCTCTTTAGAAGAGGATCGAACCACATTTCTTTAGCAGCATCTAATGAGAAAAAATTAACATACTTTCTTCTATCGAAAGTGTCTCCTAAATTGATGATCGTTTTGATCTTATGCTTATCAATGAAAGGAAGTACCGTTTCGGTATAAAAAGTTCTGTATTTGTCTATGTAATATTGGTTGTCATTTCTGACACCAAAGTGTTGATCAGTTATCAGTAGGATCTTCGATGTCATACTCTATAGTCACCTTCTTACTCATCCTACCACGAGAATCCAAATATGTCGAGTGCTCTATATTGATGTCGTCTTTCATCATTGAGATCTCATCCAAGAGCAGTTTTAATCTATCGTTTGTTCTACCCATAGCGTTGATTGGTCTCCACTCTTGACTTAATGTAGTTCATGTCTGCAGAGTTCTCGTTTCCATCTGTATGGAATACTTCTTCGTACCCTTTACGTTCCAGAATTTTTTCTCTAATAGATTGTTGTCTCTTCTCCTTTGCAATTCTCCTTAGATATGCGTAGTAAACTATCTGTGTGAAATAAGCAAAAGGATTTTTAGATTTCTCTGGGTCAAAATTGTGTATGTATTGGATGCAATTCTCAATGCCATCCCCAATCATGTCTTCTCTATACATATAGTTTATAAAATTTGGTCTATATGATAGGTGTGTAGCGATTTTAAGGAAGCATTCACCAATATAATTAGAGACACGAGGTTTAGGATCACCTGCTTCTTCAGCTTCAGTAATCTGTTGTCTATAGATAATCAACTCAGCTAAGAATTTCTTATTATCTACATAGTGTTCCTTCTTTTTAGTGGACTTCCGTGCCATAGTAGTCATTTATATTAACTCACGGTTAGCATAATTATAGTTCATGGTGACACAATTGTAAAGGGGGCTTGACAAACCCATTTACAATGGTTAGACTCAACACTGTTAAGGGTTGGAAGGATCCTTAGGCTCTTTTTTATACATATGCTCTAGAAACGAGCGTGCGTCCTCAACTTTGGCGATTAAACCCATATTAGGACTCAAGGGTACCTCTCCTCTCTCAGGTTCGTGTTCGTGTAATATTTCTTTCTTCACCCAACGTTTATACATTCTTATTGCGTCCTTACTCATAGGAGCAATACTGATAACTGATCTTTCTTCGATGACAAAAAACTCTTCGTCGGAAAAATTCACCCACTTAATAAAACCAACAGCAATTTTTTGATCACTTGCTTGAGTTCCTTCCATTTCTACGATCTTAGTCTTAGCAGGGTGTTGTATGAACAGAAGATCTTCCTTAGAATCTGGATCTTTTGTCAACAAAACCTCACCAAGGATCTCCTCCCCAGTAATGAGTTTGACTGTACCGTGAAATTGTTCGTCGTGTCGGATGTAGTTAATCATTTTTTAATTTAACTTCTTTGATTTCGTAATCAAAATTCTCTTCCTCATATATTTTTCGTCTTGCGACTAAATGACGAAGAGTATAGTTAAGTTTGGAACCTCTCGCACAGTCATCCGCTATATCGAATAATGTAGCCTGTGCTTTGTTCTCACCCTTCCTAAGAACCCTACCAATAGACTGAAGATTTCTGACCCTCGACTTTGATGGACTCGCAAATATAACATTGTGCAGATTCTTAATATTGATACCAGTAGAGAAGGTTCCATAAGACGCTAGTATTATAGCATTCTTTTCCTTCTCACATATAGAACGTGCTTCTTCACGTTCCATAGCATCTATACCACCATGTATAAAGAAAATCTTACGACCTTCCTTTACTTTACTATTTAGCAATTCCCATAAAGGTTCTCCGTGTTTTTCGACGTAGTTAAATAAAATCAATGTGTTTCCCCGTAGATCACACGCAAGATTTATGATGAGATTATTGCGTTTTGGGTGTGTAATTAGGTAATCTATCTCCTGAAAATAGTCATCAAACGGTACAAATCCATGCTTACATAAGAGGATACACACCTTCAGTGGTGTTAGGTGTCCTTTTTTCATGAGATCTATGGTCTTAGTTACCTGATCCACCTTACCAAACAAACCTTCCAACACTAATTGATGAGTTTCCATACCATCTAAGGTACCTGTCAACCCCACTCGGTACTTAGCGTCATGACATTTGTTGAGAATCCCTGTCAGACTTTTCGCTTTGTAAAGATGTGCTTCATCCCCGATAATGACATCAAAACGTTTAAAAAATTTGCGGGGTTCCTTATAGATGCTCTGCCAAGTACTGATAACCACAGAAGATTCCACATATTTTTCTGCACCTGCTTGTATTTTGTGTAAGTCATTCGTTCTCCATCCATATGATCTAAAGTCTTTTGCCAACTGTTCTACTAATGACACGGTTGGTACTATAATAAGTATGTTTCTATCAAATCCTAAGTGCCAACGCACTATGGCATAGATGATCAGGGATTTTCCTGATCCTGTTGGGGATAATAAAAGTTTGCGATGGTGCCTAAGTGCCTGATAAATTGCTCGTAACTGGTAGTCTCGTGCTTTAAAAGGTAATCCCAGTGATCTAACGTAGCCCGCAACACTCTCAGGGCTGATGATAGATTCCCAATCGTCTGGTCGTCCATAAGTACTGTCCTCAATGCTAAAATCATAACCCTTTTCTTCTAAGAAATCGGTAACATAATCAAAAAGACCCGCATATATCTCACCAGTAGCAGGTGAATACAAGCGGATCTTACCATCCCATTTCCATTTTTGGTACTGTGGCATATACTTAGCACCTGGAACATCAAATATAAAATGTTCACTCAGTTCCTTGTGTACATGCGGTTCGGCAGTTACCTTAAGGTAAACCTCGTTTTTCTTGGTGATAACTGTCATCAATAATTCTCATATTTCCTCAGTTCGATAACGTTTTTAATCTGAAATCCTCTATTGGAGCACTGTTTAAGAACGTTCTCCAAATAATTTATACAAGTTTCGAGGTAGTCCATTTTTTGTTTGGTACGGATGAACTCATCATCTGCCCAGATGTATGTGTTGAGGTCACCTTTGAGTACCTTATGGTTAAAGGGATTATCTTGGTACACCTTCGATGGTGCCTTACCAGAATAGTACTCAAACTTCTGTTTATACATGCGGTTCTTCTTCATTTCAGCATCAGACAGCATCAGTCTGAACTGAGACCACAAGTTTAGGTACTTTTCATGTATGACAGTTACCTTAAAATTTTCCGTGTCAAGATCGTTCTGGTCGATTTTACAATCTTCCTTCCACATCTCACGGATGTCATCAAGATTCATGCTAATTCAGTTCTTCTCTTACCTATTGTATCTTGGATGTCGTATAGATCGTAACGAAAGCTCGCTTGAGCTACAGCATACTCCGTACCATCTATTGTAGCATTAAATTCTAGTGCTGACAAGGAGACAGGGAACATGTTCTCAAACGTGACAAAGAAATTTGTCTGAAAATTACTGTTTAATACTGCTAGTGATCCATCAGAACGTACATTGGTTAGTATTTTACCAGTGTCCATCTTCTCTTCTGATCTATCTTCTAGGAAAGTTCTTTCTGCTAGAGTTCTACCAGTTGCCATACCTCTCATCCAGTTATGGAGAATGAGATAGTTCTCTAAGTCCTCATCAATAAGGAACTGTAGATTAAGTGGTTCATAATTGATACCATGAGAATCCCACGGTATAGTACGACCCATAATTGTGGGTTGTTCTACCTGATTGATACTGATACCAGGAATGTTTGCGGTCTGTGCAAAGTAAGTTACCTTAGGATAATCTGCCAAGACAAACTTAAATCCAATAGGAGATAAAAAATTTCTATTTTCTATCTGTCCTTGGAATGAGTCGTAACCTTTATTACCTAGGTATGATCCCGCCATTACTCTTCGTCTTTTTGATTATTTAGGTACTCAATGACCTCATCATGATCCTTTGCTGCTTTATAGAAGGCAGCATACTGTGCTTCTATACTGAAATTATCCAATCCTTCTACCTCTGAAGGTTCCTGTTTGATAACTACCTTAGATTTTTCTTGCTCATCCCAATGTTCATGTAGTTTATCTACTTGTACATCAACATCTCTCATAGTATGCTCTACTTTAAGGTCAAACCACACTCGTTTTAACCATGCTATGAATCCCAAAGAGAAAAATTTTACGAATTGGTTGGGTTGTTTGTTTGCCCATCTCTCCATCTTGGCATACCAAGGGTCTACACCTGGTCCAAATGTCTTTTCGAATTCGTATTTCATTTTTTTGCTTTTCTGATATCGTCATGCAACCTTTCAGTTGGAGACTTTTTCTTTTTCTTCCTCTTAACATCTGCTATAGCATTTTTTATGATAGTAAAAGGAGTGTTAAGTAATTTCATTAGTCGTAGATACCGTACGGTGTTAAATCATAATAAGGAGTTTCTAATGGCTCACCCTTAAGAGGTGTTGGTTCACCTATCTTTGCTAAGATATCAGCAGGTATTTTTTTCTGACTAATATCATAAGGTATGGGTGCGTTTGCTACACATACCCTTACACATTCCCATTCTTCCTCAGTAAGAGAATAGTTAGTCATCATGATCCCATGGGTCTTCTAGAGTTTTGTTGTCAAAAAATGCTTTGTACACACCAAACGTGGTGAGTCCTATCACTATTACAATAAATGAAATTGCAAATGTGAAGTTAGGATCAGCATTATAATGTGGAATAATTGCATTACACTTAGTCCAAGTACCAGGTAATGTATACACTGGTGGGCATGATAAAAAAATCATCTTCTTACTACTGCGGGAACGTCACCCTCACCCTCATCATCTTCGTCATCTTCATCAATCCATGGATCTGTTATTTCCATGCCATTGTTAATACGATTCTGTAATGATGCGTGTAACGGATCTTTGGTGAAGTTAACAACCATTAACTCATCACCATTTTTTACATCCTTTAACTCAGGATGTACAGGTGTCAACTCTCTCTTCTCTTTGATAAACTTATCATTCCAAAACATCAAAACAAATGCCTGATACAATAAGTATAGAGAACATATCGTAAATATTATTACCATTAAAATATTTATATCCTTTGTCTAGAAGAGGTTTGTCCTTGGTATGTACTCTTTTGCTTTTTGTATGTACGGTAAAACTTCAGTCTCTACTCTCTCTGCTATTTTATCTATAATATTAACATCAATATGCATAAATGGAGGAATGATTCCCAATATTCTAAGTAAACCATCAACAAACAATGCAAGGGTAGTGAAACCTAGAATCATACTGATGATAGTTGCTTCTCTATTATGCTTTGCCATTGAGGCTTCATCTATTCTTCTGGCTTCTTCTACTGCTTCCCTGATAAGGGCATCAACTTCTGCCTTTGTGTAGAATTGTCCTATTCCAGGTATGTCATGTAAATCCATTAGCCTCCTATTGCCAGTATTCGTCGAGTCTTTCTAATACATTCATTAGAATTCTATTAGCAGCTCCACGTTGACGGTCATCCCATTCTGGGTACCACGTTTTGTCATGAAGACCTGTCTTCATCTTCATAATATAAGCTGTCATGTTCACTTTGTCAAGCCTTCCGTTCATTTTATACAGATCGTATCCTATTATTTAACATAAAAAAAGACCCCCGAAGGGGTCTTTGTAAAGTATATAAGCGATTGCTTACATTAGATTGTCAACAAGAACACGTCTGTAGTAGCGGTTCTTATTAGGATCAAGATCTCCACCGCCTTGGTCTGTGCCTTCCGCAAATGGGTTAGCAACCATACCGTAACGAGTCTTAAAGCCAATTTTAGGTTGGAATGTATCCTGACCTACGGCTCTGACCATTTGTAGAGGTACATATGGACAATAGAACAGACCTGCGTCGTATGCTGAACTACCTTTGTATCCTGCAACGTAGAAGTGTCTGTCACTTACGTTTGCTGAATAAGGGTCAACGTACACTTTGATGCGTCCGTTTAATGTTCCTGCAAGTGTGGAACTATTGTCATCTGGAAGTAAGTTTGAGTTTCCAGCTAAAGCAGGTGTGTAATCAAGTACACCAGCCATTGATAGAGCAGAAGCTACGTCTGCAGAACATATTAGAATGTTCCCTTTTCCACGACGAGTTTCATGCCCGATTGCGTTCATGTCTCTTTCGATCTGGAATAGAAGACCTTTAAACTTCTCAACTGACCATCTACCGTTGGAGTCAACGTCTAGGTCAAATATTCCTGCAGTTGCTGTGTTGTTCTGAGCACCAGGTCTTGCAACCTTGTATACAGATCTTACAACTTCACGGTTGATTTCAGCAAGAACCTCTGTTGAGAGGATGTTTGCCAATTCTGACTCAGCGTCTAAGCCGTGAACTGCCTTAAGGTCTTGTGCTAGTTCTAAACTGTACTCAGCTTTGAGTGCTCTGGACTTAGCAGTCACAGTAACTTTCTCAATACTGAAGTTCATTTCAGCGAACTGGTTACCACTAGCATCACCTAATGCTTCAGCTTCTGCTGTAGGCATTCCGTCTGATGTGTTGTAAGTTCCAGATGCGTTTAGAAGTCCTGGGTTAGATCCAGACTGTGCTGTTCTACCTAGGTCACTAGCAGCGTTCTCTGCTGAGAACTCTGTATCTGCTTCGTTAAAGAATGCTTCGGATCCAGCTGTACGGTTAGTACCATAGCGTGATCTCATCGCAAAGATAAGACCTGTTGGACCTGTCATTGGTTGTACCCCTGCAATGTCATAAGCAATAAGCTTAGGCATTGATCTCCTGATTAGGGAGATTAAAACTGGGTCGAAACCTGCTACAGGACCTGTAGCTGTAGAACTACCACTGAAACCTGCAGTACCAGCAGACATTGTAGGAGCAGCTTCGTTAAGAACGCCAGCTTCTTCCTTTAAAAATCTTTCTTGGTTTTCTAGCAGGACTGAGGTAACTGCCTTTCTATAACCATCTTTGATATTGTCTATCTCAGAGTGCTCTAGAATGGGTTTCCACTTTTCCTGCAATGATTCTGAATTAAACATTGCGTTTTTCTCTTGGAAAAAATAGATTTACTTATAATAAAATCACCTTGCCCAACGGCTTAGTGCACTAGCGTATGCAGACATTGCATCACCAGTTACTTCGCCACCCTCAATTGCAACGTCATCGGATTTCTCCTCAGCAGGTGCAGGTTTGGTTGAGAAATAAGACTCTTTAAGAGTATTTACTTTCTCACGGAAGGCTTCTTCATTGTCAAACTCAACAGCTTCAGCAAGAGAGTGTAGTTTCTCCTTCTGTGTGAGGGAGAGACCCTCGCTCAGCTCATTCACAATCCCATTCTTGATATAGCTGCCGACCTCTTTTGAGAGATCAACATTCTCTTCGATTTGTTGGTTGAGTTTTTGCTCCATAGTATCGAGTTGCTTAGTCATTTCATCAACTAAGTCAACTTTTTCGTCGGGAAGATCAATATGATTCTCGACAAAAACTTGTTTGAGACCAGCCATGACAGACTCTGCCATTTCGGTTTTGATTCCGTGCTCAATTGCGAGTTCGTTATCCTTAATCCAAGAATCCACATGGTATTTAAGGGTCTCGTCAACCTTTTCTGCAAGCTCGGACTTCATAGTCTCGACTTCTTCTTCTAGGACTTTTGCATAATCACTATGCATACGCTCTAGTTCTTCGTTTATACGGGAAACAACTGCTGCTTCGAAGATAGTCTTTGCTTTCTCTTTAAACTCTTCTGATAGGTCTTCACCTTCAGTAAGAGCAGCAACGTCAGCAGAGAGATCGATCTCGATAGTTTCAGTGTCCGCAGGTGTTTCAGCAATAACCTCACCTTCAGGTTCTAGACCTGCTTTTACGTCTCCTTTTGTACTAAACTCTGCCTTCTGTGCAGATGCAGCAGATGGTTTTGTTTGAGGAGGTGTAGCAGTAGGACCGCCACCAGTCTTGTACTTATTGGAATCGTCAGTAGGTTTAGAATTAAATGGTGTAGGACCACCTAAATCTTGAGGACCACCTTGTCCAGGAGTTCCACCTTCACTTTTAGGTTGTGGATCACCAGGTTTGGCGTTTTTGGTCACTGCATTTTCATCAATAGTTTGTTCATTAGACATTGTTGTCTCCCTCTGCGTACAATTTTGGTTATTTGCTATAGTTATTTATAACTTATAGACTTTTTAAGAATGTATCGAATGCGGAAATCTTCCTTTCCGAGATTTGAGATGCGGCTGCGTTGTTAATTCTGTCCTTAATTGTCTCCAATTTCTGTTCAGATACACCGCTTCCAGTCCAAATCCATTCTTTACCTTCTAAAATACCTTCCACAAATGCGTCAGGTGCTGATGGGTCTGCTACTATATCAGCAGCAGTAGCTAGTGTGAAGTCATCACACACTACCTTACATCCATTTTGTTCTCTAATAGAACCTAGTCCTCGTGAAGAAACACCAAGTTTGATGCCTTCATCAAGAAGTTCTTTAGTTACACGTCCCATAGGAGTATCAAGTATGCGTGCTTTACCCACATAGTTGTTACCTTCTTGTCTAAGAGATGTGATTAAATGTGATACACGATCTAAGTTTATGGTAGGTCCTTCTGGATGACCGAGTTCTCCCATTGCACGACCCTTTTTAATATAACCTTCGTTATATTTTTGTACTTCTCTATTAAGAGTTTCCATTGGATACATGCGTCCGTTACGGTTTTTGATAGCACCCTGTAGAAATACACCTTCGATAAAGGTTTTGCGTTTGCTTCCCTTACCTTCGGTTATTACTTTGGTATCATTTATCGTTTCCGTTATCAGTTTCATCTGGTTTTACCTCGGTTTCGGTGTCATCTGACGGTTCGACAGAACTAGGAGTTCCATCTGCTTCCGCATCAACTTTCGCTGCTTCTATTTCGTCGCTCTCGTCTGGATTTTCTGGCACCTCTGGAGTAGGTGTAAACATTTGCTTACCCACTTCTTGTTTCATGGAGTCAATAGAGTCCATGGCCAGTTCCTTCATACGGGAATCAACGTAATCACTAAGATCTTTTCCACCACCGAATACGGTGTTAACAATATCAATTGAGCTTTGAGAAGGCATAATTATAATCGTATAATACTATTTAGATATCTCCCTTTTTATAATCTTTAGGATCCACTCCTGGCTCCTCTTCCACTGGTTCAGGTTCGGGAGGTGTTGCTGCTAATTCCATCTGCATCTTCTCAAGTTGAGCAATTTCTGCGGGTGGAACTACAAGACCAGCTTCGATTTCAGCCTGCATCTGTTCGTCTATTTCACCGAATTCAGCATCAGTCTGCTTAAGTATATAGCGTCTCATGTACTCAACACTAAAATACTTACCTACGAAAGGATCCATTTGAGCAAGAAGTGCCATCCTTTCGTTCATTACTTCCTTCTCTTTCATTTCAGAGAAGTAGTTGTCAGCAATGAAGTTATATTGGATGTGCTCTTTAAACTCATCCCATTCATCTATAGTTATAACACCTTTAAGAATCAATTGAGTCTTAAGGATATCATTAAAGAGATCCGTAAACTTCTTACGCAGTCTTACTATAAATTTCTGGAACTTAACTTCGTCTCTAGTGATTTCTGCACTACGTCCGATGTTAAATGAACTTTCGCTTTCTAATCTAGACTCAGGAACATTAAGTGCACGGTAAAGTTTCTTCTGGAAGTACTTAACATCTTCTAATTCACCTAGGTTTTGTCCACCTGGTAGTGTAGAAATTTCTGTACCCCTTCCACCTTCACGTCTTGGTAACCAGAAGTCCTCCAACATGGACATGAACTTCTTGTCGTCACGGATTTCTCCTGTGTCTGCATTATATACTAACTTATTCCTATAGCGAGACATAACCTCACGGAGGTATTGTTCTGCCTTTTGCTTAGGAAGGTTTCCTACATCAATGTAGAAAATTCTTCTTTCAGGTGCACGAGAAAGTCTGTATATAACTAGACTATCCTCAATCATACGCAACTGATTAAGTGCTTTAATTGCTTTGTGAAGATGTGAAAGCACATAGTTACGCTGCATATCCATCTGTCCAGAGTGGACGTAGGTAACTGCATCGGGTGCGATTTTTACACCATTATTCTCGTATCCTTTTAATCCTTTAGGAGAATATATGTAATATTCTACGGACTTAGGTACGATACTTGTAACCTCAGGATCTACTACTCTCTGTCTATCCTTAGGTTTGTCAAACTCTATAACCTTTTTGATCTTTCTAGGATCAATGTAACGCAGTTCTGTAATTCCAAGAGCAGGATCGTTAACATCAATCATTTTATGATAAAAAAGTCTTCCGTCGATGTACCATCTACGGAAAATGTCGTATGCTTTTCTATCAAAATCTAATAAAACAAGAACGTTTTCGAATTCATCCCGAATAACGTTCTTTAGATTCTGACTAATTTTTAAATTTTGGAGGTCAATATCAACAGGGTGATCATTTAGATCTCCTGCTATTGCTTCGTTTACTACATCGTTAATAGCACTGTCGGCTTCTGGATGCAGAGACATTTCTCTGTATCTTCCTATGAGATCAGCTTCGCTTGCTTTATTAGCAGCGTCACCCATCTCAACGTACTGACCAAAATAACCACCTGCAACTATTGGACTCGCAGCGTCTTCTGATTCTTTACGCACAAAAGAAGGCTGGGTTCCCTTTCCAGGAGCCTTAGCCTTCTTTCTATCAAGCGAATAACCAAATAATTGAGACATCAATATACCCGTTTACTGTATCATAACATATTTATTTAGGGAAGTAAACTATCCGCCTACTGTAGGAGGTGTGTTAGTTGTACTTGTCTCTTCTCCCTTAATTGGTAACCAGTATTGTACTTGGAACTCAACTGTGTACTCTTCTGGAGTATCATTTGTTCCCCAATCTAGATCCAATGCGGATATGTTTGATGGCCAGATGCCTTCTAGTGTAGCCTGTTTGATGACTTCACCATCTCTCGATAGTTGATCAACAATTGCTCTACCCATGTACTCACCAGTACTCTGAGCAGAAGATCCATTGATCTTATACTCTTGTATGGTTTGTGCCCATGTTTCCATCTGTTGTCTAATTGTAAATCCTTCGTCGTTGAGAACAGTTACTGACCATGGTTCGTAAGTTCTGTCTCCTGCGATTTTAAGTTGACGACCTCTAAAAGGTACTTCTACAACTCCGATAGTTGATGCAGGGAAACTTGCTGCCTTTACCATGAACTGTGTAAGTTCATCTAAAGAAGTAGTTCCTTGTCCCTCATTGTCTTGAGTGGATGTTACTAAAGCATCATTTACTGGTTGTAGTGGTGTTAGCTGAGTCTTAGGTAAGTAGATACTAACCTGAAACAGGTTAGGTCTTGCCATTTCAGCAAACTTACCTCTAAATTGATCAATCGACTTAGCGTATGGTGCGGTTGTTGCCATTGCTATTTACTCCTGATAAGTTAAACGGGTTAATTAAGATACGATTTCAGAGAAACTAGCACCTGTTCTAGTTGCAGTGAATTGTAATGTGATAAAGTTAATAGACCTTGTAGGCTTAACAAATATCTCTGCGAAGAATTCTCCACGGTCAATAGCATCAGGTGGGTTGTTGCTACTGTCACAAACAACTAAGAAATCAACGATTCCTCTTCTTGATTGTACTCCACGAAGGAAAGGATTAACTATATTTTTAAATCCTTGTCTGGTGAACTCATCATTCATCTCGAATAACTGACTCTTAGCAGCTACTGAGATTGCTCTCTCAATCACTAAGAACAGACGACGAACATTGATTCTATCGAATGCACTTGCTATTCCTTGTGCAGTTTTGTCTCCGTAAAGGATGACTCCTTGTCCAGGGAATGAGCAGATTGGGTTGATACGAGCAGAATATAAACGATCTCTGTGATCTTTTAGAGGTGAGTATGCTAATTTAATAGCGTTTCTCAATTGTCCTCTGTTAAATCCTGCAGGTGAGAACCATGCTTCTTGGTTAAGAGCAGTGCTCAATGTTAGACCTGCAACGTCAGCATTACATGGTAAGTATCTATATTTATCGTTGTACTTGTCATAAACATACTTATAGTTATTATCAAACACACCGTATGATGTGGAAGATAATGCTTCGAAGAACTCAATTACTCTATCTACGATAGTATTAACTGAAGGAACTCCGATCACTCTATCTCTAGGAGGAGATATGAATGCCATGCAGTCCTTACGAGTAGCAGCAAGGTCAAGCATCTTCTGTGCTTTTGCTGTGCTATCTGTTAGGTTACTCATTGCAGGACCTTGGAGAATGTAATCAATCTCTTCTGTCTCTGCGTCAGAGTATAAGTCGTAAGAATCAAATAACTTATCCTTCTCTAGTGTGTATCCATCTACTCCACCACGAAGACTGTACTTAACAGTAGAAGAATTGTAAGTGTATAGTAGAGGAATTGCTACTGGGTTTGCACCAGTTGGATCATCCTGTGACTTAAGAGAATAAGTGTTCTTAAGTAAATCATACTTGCGGTTAGTAACTGCATTACCAATGTCACCTGTAACGTTAGTGTCAACATCAAATACAGTATTCGCTTCGTGTGAACCCCACCAGATATATCTGGAGTTTTGCTTGATAACATCCTTATAATAGATGTTAGCACCTTGAGGTGACTTAGCGTCAGATCCCTTAGATACATCTAAGAATTTCTCAAGAATAGAACCAGGAACTCCTGTGATACCACCGTCACCATCGATGACTAGGATATGCATTAGGTCTCTGAATCCACCACGGTCTGATGCGAACTCAGAAGTACCAGGTCTAGGAGCAATTGCTGACCATTTCTGGTTAGGACCATAGAAGCGAGAAATATACTCTTGCTCTATTCCTACGATAGATACGTTATCACCATCGTTCTCTCCAGATGTAACTGTAGAAGAATCCTTAATAACTTGGTTTGCTGCAAAGTTTGTTGATCCTTCGTTGTGTGCAACAGTCAAACGACGTTGTATTTTCTCCACAACTGCAGAGTCACCTGTAGCAGAACCAGGAGATCCACCACTGTTTGCTAGTTCTGTGAATGTATCACCAACTTCTAGGTAGTCAGAACCAGTGTCATCAACTGTTAACTCAATCTTACGAGAAGAAGCATCATAAGCAATGATCTTACCAGTAACGTTACCTGCAACAGCAGTGTAGAAGTTATCTGCTTCGAATCCACCAACGAGGTTGGAACCTGCTTCGAAGGTTACGATCATAGAGTAACTAAAGACTTTAGAATATGTGTTAGTAGCACTTACGCTAACACCAGATCCTGCTGTAAATTTCCACTCATTACCTGATGAAGGTGAGGATAACCAAAGTACTTGGTCAGGACCTGCGTCAGTAGCAACAACACGGATAGAGTTTCCGTAAACACCAGGAGTTCTTGCTGCCCATTTCCAGTTATTTGCTGCCTCTTCCGTAACAGCTTCGTAAGTAGAAATGTTCTTAATGATAGGTGGCGTAACACCTGTGGAAGTCTCTTCGTTGATTGTTGTCTTATTAACTGTAACTGTCTGAAGTGTTACCGCACTTCCGTTAGTATGAGCAGCAGCAGTTGTTCCAAGAGCACCACGAGTAACGGTTAGGTCATTTGTTGCAATAGCAGTGACCTGTAAAATCTCAGAGTCGATCAAGATGTAACTGTTATTCTGTACACCTAAGGTAGCAGCAGAAGTAACTGTTAAAGTTGTATCTGAATCACTGTAAGTACCACCTTCATTAACTGTAGAAGCAGTACCTGCAGGTTCGATCAATGCGATTTGAGAAGATGCAGCGTGAGATACAGCAGATGTGCTCCATGCTCCACGAGTAACAGTAATGTCTAGACCAGAGATAGCAGTAATCTTAAGAATTTCAGCATCGATTTTAAGATAATCGTTAACATCAAATCCAGTTGCAGATGTAACTGTTAGAGTTGTATCTGTAGCGTCGAATGTTGTCTGTGTGATTTGAGTAGCGTCAATAGCATTCTTTAGAGATGCATTGTCGGCACGCACTACTTTGACAGATCCACCGTATAGTAGGAACTGTGCAACTGCGAACCAATACTCATAGTTGTAATCATTTGGTTTACCAAATGTAGCAATTAGTTCTCGTTCTGAAGAAATTGTCTGAACCTCTTCTACAGGTCCTTTCTCAAATGCACCTGCTATAGCAGCTACATTATCCACCGTTGCATTGGTGGTATGAGACAGATCTCTTTCTAGTACGACAACACCTGGTGATGCTTGTGTTGATGCCATCTTTAATATCTCCTTGTGGTCATTACTTGGATGCTTTAATTATTTATTAAAAGGTGTTTTTCCACGGGGAAACTTAGCGGAAACTACCAGTCTGGATAATCTGCTAAGTAAGGAGGTAAAGGTCTAGGTCTTCTTTTATTCTTTGTAACTCTAGTTATAGTACAGACTTTACACTCATACGAAAAAGCAGAGGGTGTTGCACCTCTGTCTTTACGGGTCATATAATAATCTTCTAATAAGTTCTTATCTTGTCCACATGTCTTACATCTTCTTTCTTTAAATAATAAATGTTCTAACTCAATCTGGGTCTGTATATCAGTATATGCTTCCATCATGAGAGGTATTCCCACATATAAGATCTATTTCCATACTCATCCATGACACCACCAGTGTTGTCTGTCTGCCATACATCACCATCAACAACCTCTATCTCCTCACCTAGACCATCATCAACAAATCCAAAGGGTGCCATGTCTTGTTCTATACCTTCCCTTTGCTCTTTATACATTCTTGCTCTTACATCGGAGTCGTGAAGTTCTTTAAAATAATCGGAAGTTGCGAGCCAACTAAAAATAACCAAGCACATAGCAAGATCATCATTGCAACCGTCCTCTGCTTCCCATGCTTGTCCTTTTTGGATGAAGGTTGTGAGTTCTGAGATGATGTCATAGTCGTTTAGTAATAATTTGTCGTCTTCTAGTAACTGTTTTAGGTTAGAACACCCTTGTTTCTTGACAGTAGTAGACATTTTTACACCTAATTGTACTTTTGTACCACTAAATCCCTGTCCAATGACCTGTCCCGCCCTACCACGCATAGCAGACATTAATAGATTATCATATTCTAGGTCAAATTGTAAAATATCTCCTATTTGTGCACCAATATCGTTAACTTCTACCAATACATACGCATGATTGTATGCACATGCCACTTGATGTATGATATTTGGGAATAATAATGGTTTAATTGTGTTATTTCTATACTTTGCTACCAACTGATAGGGTATTGTTGACGTATCTATCACTGTAAATGCACTATAATCCTTAGTTACACCCCTTGCAACGTCCACAGTGATAGTATATTGGTGTCCTTCCTCTGGTTTTATATAAACATCCAACCCCTGATTGCTTGTTAGTGGATCTTCATAGGTCATAGTTCTCAATTTTGATGCTGATATCAATGTATCAACAGATCCTAGGAACTCACACTCAAACTCAACTCGGAATTGTTCTTCCGAAGTGTTGGCTATGGTCTGTTCTTTCCATACATCGTCTCTACCAGGCACCTGAGACCAGTGAACCTCCGTAGTTGTGTACTCGTTCTTACCTCTCTCGGCATCATGCCAGAGTTTGTAGAACATATTCATCCCGTGAGGGGTAGAAATGATAATAACTTTTGTTGATTTACCAGAAGATATAGTAGGATACACAGAACTGAAAAACTGGTCAGCAATATGATTCGGAATGAATGCGAATTCGTCCAGAAATATAACGTTAAAGGACATACCCCGAACAGCACTAGCAGAAGTAGAAGCAGCGAGGATTTTACTTCCGTTTTCCAGTTCGAGTGACCCTTTGTTCCATCCGACAATACCCTGTTGCATCCATTTTGGGAGATTCTCATAAGAAAGTTGTAAGCGACCCAACATTTCTCTTGCAGTGGCTGCTTTGTTTGCGAGGATTGCGACATTTACATTATCATTAAAGAGTACAAACCACAACAAATAGGAAGTAACGATAGTTGACTTCCCTGACTGTCTTGGTAATTTTGCTATATTAAATCTATCTTTATCAAACTTCTTAACCATGTCAACCTGAAAGTCATACATGTCAAAAGGTACTAAACCTTTGTCTAGTGATACAATTTTGATGTATTTCTGGATGAAATGTACAGGATCTTGGCTACACTTAATAAACTCCTTCACCTGTTTAGGTGAGAAGTTCGTAGGTACGTTCGCCTTTTTAAGGTTCGGGTTACCTAAGTATATGTCCTGTGTTAGTGCCACTTATCCTTCTAGTAAAGTACCTTGACTCCTACGGATTTCTCTTAGTTCCTCGAAGTTCTTTTTCTTTGTACCTCCGTCATATTCCCACGCATACCCTTCCTTAATCATCTGTTCGTTGAGTGATATATCATCTTCGCCAACGTATAACCAACCAAGAAGTCTACCATACTTACCCATACCACCTTTAAGTTCAGTTCTGATAGTAAGTTCATTGTCTCCTTTGATTGTATCTTCTAACGTTCCTTTGAGCCAATTAGTTGCATCTATTCCCAGTGCCTTCTCTTCCAAGTCTCTTGTTCTTTTTTCTGGCGTATCAATTCCTGCAACTCTAACTCTTTCTTTCTTGTATAGATCAAACCCAAGATCAATGGTGACATCAATAGTATCCCCGTCAACAACACGATTAATCTCCGTTACTCTAAA